ACCTTTTTTAATCAATCATCAAATCAATCCTCAGAGAGGAGAGTCTCTAACATTTTTAATGCATCAATTCCTTCGTCACTCTGCAAGTAGGCTATTGCCATGTCAAATGCATCGCTACCAAAAGCAATTGAGCACATTTTCTTTTTCGATGTTGGGGTATTGAAGTAAATGTCTTTGTCATTCTTCACGACTAACAATCCGTTATCAAAGAACATTCTAACTTTAGCTTGGAACTTAAGCTCAGGATCTTTTACAATATCCATGAAAGTCTGCGGATCCTGTCTTGCAAAGACCAAGATATCACGTTTCATTTCAGCAGTAGATAAAGTTAATGGGTCTTTACCGAAGATAACACGAGTTAACATTTCCATTTGACTGATGTCAAGGCTTCTTGCTTCAATCAATGCATCTACTTCAAGATTCAAATAATTTACATCTTCATACGCTTCTTTTTCTTTATCTAACTCAGCGAATACAATACCATTCTGTGGATGGTAATATAAAAACTCCTGTAATACAGGATTGTTTTTAGGAGCATGCAACATTCCGTCTTCAAAAACAATAGGCTCCAAAATTGGATTATTGTCCTGCTCATCCTCAAAAGGAGACTTTTGATTTATAGCGTAACGTAAAATTCTGTTTTGATTTTTTTTCTCATCGAACCACATAAGCGGAAACTTAGGGTGGTTACGAGATGGTAACACGAAAGTTAATGGGGATCCGTTTAATAAACGGTACGTTTTGTCTTTAATGACTTTTTCTTTTGCCATGATTTTATTGGATTTGAATTAAAAAAATAAAAAAGGAAGTGTCCACAGTGGACACCTCCTTTTATTAAGATTACGCTCCGTAACGGAACAATACAAAATTGTTAGCACCCAAGGTACATACGCAACGCTCAGACAAGAAGTTGACCTCCATAGCATCCAAATCGCTTGTTTGTGCACCACCTGCAGAACCTGTGATCCAAGTTTTGAATCGGCGATTCTCAGTTTCTGAAGCGCGGTAACGAACATGCAAGAAAGGACGCTTAGCGTTCTTACCCATTACTTGATCGTATACAGTTGTTGAACCGGCAGGAACCAACAAGCCTGTTACACTTCCTGTAGCGGTAGCTGCAGTACTTAAATTTCCACGCATTGTTGGATCGTTCAAGTATTTCCAATCAGACTTATAGAAGTCATAACCACGGCGGAAACCACTGAATCCAAGATTCAAAGCCATGTCAACATCATTGTCAAACAAACCGTAAGATGCGCCATTAGCAGCAGATCCTCCGTTAAATCCATTCAAAGTAGCCAACATGTTATCAATTGCGAAACTAAAGTCACGATTAACAAAGATGACGTTCTCTTCGATAGCACCTTGTCTATCCAATCTGCTAACAATAGGATCCCAATCAGTTGCCAATGTAGTAGGGAATCCACCTCCGAATACATTACCACGGTTGTTTACTACATAGAAAACACCCTCAGATCCTTTCAAACCTTGAGCAGCAGCGCCTGAAGTTGAAGCTGCAGGAACAGCTTCGATCATAGCGGTCTCAACATAATCTTCAAAACGAAGACGAGTCTCATGCTCAGACTTCAAATACCAAAGATATCCGGTAGCACCGTTCTCAGTAGTTACTTCAACCCAACCGATTTGAGCCATGTCAGATCCGTTAACAGCGTACTTATCCTTAAGGATAATAGGATTGTTAGAGAAGATTGAATCCTCAGCCTCCAAAGAACCTGACATTCCTGCAGTTCCTTTTTTAAATTCAGAACCATAAACGAATACTGTACACACATTGGTGTTTACAACGTTAATTGTTGTTTCATAGAAAGCAACGTCAAAAGTGTATGGACCACCTACAGGACTTGATATAGCAGTCACAACAGCTCTATTAGAAGCTCCTGTTGTGTTTTGCTGAATGAAAACAGTCTGACCGATACGGATAGCAGTTGAAGAAACATTTAAATCTCCGATTGTAAATCTTGCTGTTGTTCCTGTAACAAGAGATGCAGTACAAGATGTGTACTTAATATGTAGACGACCTTGTTCTGCCCATTTGATTTGGTCAGAGATTGAAGGCATCTCAGCACCAACCATTCTCAAGAATGATGATACTGTACGATTACCATAACGCTCGAATTCTTTCTCATAAGTATCAGGAAGATACTGATTCAAGAAATCAAAGGTTGTGATGTAATTGGTTTCCAACGCTACACGCTCTGCGGCAGGTTGTAAACTAAAGGGAGGGCTTGCTAAAATTGCCATTTTTTTTTAATTTTTTAGTTTATACTTTTTTTGCGCTGCGAATTTTTAATCCCCTTCCGGAGTCAGGATCCACTGCTCTAACCTGAAAACCATCCTTAACTGCCGCCTCAGGTGCTCTTCGCTCAGACATGTTTATGTTCTTTATCTTGCGAGTAACATCATCAGTAGCTGCCGCTAATCCTTGCTCATAGAAGAACTTTGCGAACTTGTCAGGATTCATTGCAATTGATAACGATTTGTGGTATCCAACTGCGTCTTTGATCATACCGCTCTCATCCAAAAACTTCTGAATAAAGTTTTGTGGAGTTGATTGGCTTTTCTTCAACTCAGCTGCATCGCCCGGAGAGAATGTAATTTTCCTGTCGTTAACATCGAACTCAAAACCTTTGAACTCCTTGCTAAAAACTTCGTCCGTCTTTTGGTCAAACCATTGACGTTTACGCTTCGACTCCTCTTCGACCGTCTTCGCTTGCTGTATATATTGTTTATAAGCATTGAACTCTTCCTTTTCCTCTTCAGAGACACCTGCCGATCTTGACTCAAGTGGCATTTTGTACTTCTCCTTTTGGTCATTGAAGAACTTCTTTGCTTCTGCTACAATTTTCTTTTTTGCAATCTTTACTTTTTTAATGGTAGACTCATCATCAAGATCTTCATCATACTGATAGTCTGACATTAAAACGCTGATGTCATCATCATCAAGCCCTTCTTGGGTTGACTTCAAATAACTTCTCAAAAGATTATCAGGATTCATGGAGTCTACATCTTCTTTTAATTTCAAGAAGTCTTCGAAACCACGTCCTGTTTCTTTGCGATACTTCATATAAGCGGCCACATCCTCAGGCATTTCTTCAGCCTGATTACGTTCAGCCATCAACTCATCAAATGAATTGATCTGCTTATTGTATCTTTTTCCAATATATGAAAGAACGTCTTCTTCTTTTAACTCAGGTAACCCCCCTTCGTCATCTTGCGATCCACCGCCTTCTACTGCTTCTGCCGCTGCTGCTTGCGCTTCTGCTGCTGCCTGAGCCGCTGCTGCTTGTTCAGCTTCATGGTTAGCAAGAATCGCTGCCTCTTTCTCAGGAGCGCCCTTTGTCTCTTCACCTTCAACTAATCTTACTGATTTAAATTCCATTGTATTTAGATTTGATTTGATGCAAATTTAAACAAAAATTTGATATTATTTAGCGAGGTTCAAATTCGGAGAATTCAAACCCATCTAAACTGTCCTCATTTGATTCAAAATTGATCGAAGGTAAGTTATTTTTTCTTTGCTCAATCAGTTTAGACTGCTGAGTATTTTGAATACTTACACGCTTATCTTTAGCCTCTTCCTTCTTCATCTCTCTCTGACTCAATACACCTGACTGAATCTGAGCAAGCTGTTGGTTATACTTAAACTCCTCAGCCATAAGCTGAGCTTTAAGCATAGCCTCTTGTTTCATCCTCTCAATATCAAAAGCTATCTCAGCCTGCTTAACTTTAACCTTAGCATTGGTCTCCATGTCGATCTTCTGCATGGCAACTTGACCGGCCAACTGTTGAGATTTAAGTTGTTGCTCAGAAATAATTGCCTGCTTCTGCATGGCCATCTTCTCTTCCCTTTGCTCCTTCTTAATCCTCTTCATCTTAAGCAATTGATTAGCAAGTTTAATATTGCGTATCTCACGAATATCAATTGCATCCTCAATGTCAATGTTACCTCTTGATAATGCCATTTGGATATTGGCCTCAAGCTGAGACTTCTGCTCTTCATCAGGTGATACCTCGATAAAAATACCAAAGTCGTAAATGTACAAGTCAGATATACTCTGCAGAGTAGCTACGTTGTATCTTCCTATCTGATTGATAAACTCTTCTTTGAAATCAGAATACTCCAAAATGTCAGCAATCCTATACGTCAAAGCCTCAGCGATTGATCTGTAAATAAACAAACC